AAAGCCTTTTCAGGATTAGGCAATACTATGAATTTATCGTCATCGTTTTTAACGCCATCAGCGACCTGTTCTAGCCACTTCTGCATACTAGGTGCATTACCCTCTACGAACTGTGCTATCGCTTCCCTAGCCATTGCTGTGGACTTATTAGGGCTACCTTTAGGTCTGCCTTTAGGATTATTTGTTTGTTGTTTAATGCTCATACCTTACCCAAGTGGTTGATTAAGATAAGTTAATTCTACCCTATTCTTTAGGTAATGGGTAACGCAATTCACCAAATCCTATAAAAGGGCTTTGACCTTGTGATTGTCTGTAGTTAGCCCATTGTTCTGCTTTACGGTACATATCATCAGTAGGTTGTTGATTAGCAAGCAAAGCATTAATGTCTTGGCGGCTCATAGCAGGATTGATTAAAGGGTATTGCATTCCATTGTTATCGGCAGATATTTCAGTTGATACGCCACCAGCTACATTGGGTAAATAACCATAAAAGCCTTTGCCTTTGGGTAAAGATACTTGTTCTACGCTTTCAATATGGCGAAAACCGTGCGGTGCAATGCCACGCAGAGCATTTGCAACGGCTAACGGGTCAAGTTTGCCATATTCAGCCATTACTTAACTTCTTTATCCAAGTCTTTGAGTTTATTGGCAATTAGCTTCCTACGGTCTAAACGCTGTTGTTGGTTCTTTTCTAGCGTAGTTTGCTTATGTTCACGCAATAAAGCGTTTTCTTTCTTGTATTTATGGTTCATGTGTTCCATTACATATCCTTCATCTTATTGCGAATCATGTCTTTTCTGCTTTGTGGCTTGGCAGTCTTAGCTGATTCTTTAAAATCTTTGGCGGTTGGGGCGTTCTTACTGCCAACTTTATTCATGTGTTCACCAGAGCCAGCAGCGATACGAGCCTGCTTTTTATGGATGTTGGCGTATAGTCCGTTTTTCATTAGCAATTCCAGTTCTTTAATGATGCTTTGGCCCTTGGTGCATCGCCTTTAGCATGGGCAACTACACCTTTCATTCTTGCACAAAAACTATCGTGCCTACTACCACCTGCTTGCGGTGCTTTTAAATGGCTACCATTCTTAGCGTTGTATTCTGCTCGCCCTTTGGCGGTCATTCCTGCACCCTTGTCTGTAGGGTTATAAGTCTTGCCCTTACCTGTAGTCTTATGCGCAATAGGCTTATCATGTTTCTCCATTGCACTACGGATTTGGTCTTGCCGACTCATTTTTGGGCTATATATTTAGCGTAAGATTCTTCTAACTTAGCTTTACGCTTACCTTTAGCATGGGTACGCTCTTCGGACAATGCAATCGCCATAGCTTGTTTCTTTGGCTTTCCTGCGGCAACTTCTGTTTTGTAGTTTTTGCCGACTGATTGAGCCGAGCCTGATTTGTCCATTGGCATGATGCTTCCTTACTTGAGGTATTTAAGTTTGTAGATAGTAGAGTCAATTAACTGTTGTATTTCTGCAACAATATTAATCAATTCTTGTTTTTGTGGCAAGTCTGCATTGGCTTCTTCCACGAAATTCTTTAATGATTCCAAATACTTGAGTGGTTCTTTGGGTTGATGATAGACGCTTGGAAAGTCTTTAATTTGCTCATAACAACCCATATAGGCTTCTACATAGTCATCTGTGAGCTCAACTATCTCATCATAGTATTTGCCCAAAGCCTTATGCTGTGAGTAAGAATTGGTTGCCCAATGAAAGAAATGGGTATTAGTGCTGCTATGCAACAAAGTAGCGGCAAACATAGCGACATTTTTAGTTTCTTGCATAGGACACCTTTAAAGTTCATATAATTTTAGCACTTCTATAGCTTCTTGCACGGAATTTACCCTATGTAATGGGCCACCCCTCCAATTAGCAAATAGGGTGATTTGTTGGGGAGTTAGCTTTTTATCTTCCCCATCTTTAACTTCCATTAAAATAGTATTATCTTCGTAGCACACCATAAGGTCAGGGATTCCTCCACCGACTGTATGCAGATGGAAAACATCAGCGCCATAATCTCGTAGCGCTTTAACAACATCCTTCTGATTTTTATCAACTTTTTTTATATAAGACATAATTCTATGTTAGTGTTTGTAAACTTATAGTATAAGGGGAATCAAATGGCTGGGTATCATTTAACCGATGAGCAGTGGATAGAGTCTTGGAATAAGATTGGTAGTCCTGGCGAGTTCTCCAAAGTCAATGGTATAGCCATTAGAAATGTTATGGCTAGGCGTAGGTCTATAGAAAATAGGCTTGGTATCAAATTAGATACATTCAATAGCCAAAACCCTGCCTATGTAAAAAAAACACAACAGACTCCTGGCAATGTACGCAGGGGCATGGAAATAGAAAAAGGGCGAGTGATAGTCTTTAGTGACGCACACTTTTGGCCTGACGAAACTACTACAGCCTATAAAGCGCTGATAGAAATGATTAAAGAGTTCAAGCCTACTGCGGTGATTTGTAATGGCGATGCCCTAGATGGTGCTTCTATTAGTCGTTTTCCACGCACTGATTGGAATAAGTTACCAACAATGAAAGAAGAGTTAGAGGCTTGTCAGCATTACTTAGGTGAAATTGAGGCGGCTGCTGTAGGCGCTAAGTTGTTTTTCCCTATGGGCAATCATGACCAACGCTTAGAAGCTAACATTGTGGCTAACCTACCTTCTTTTGAGGGCATACCTGGCACAAGTCTTAAAGACTATTTTCCTATGTGGTTGCCATGTTGGAGTGTTTGGCTTAATGAAGATACTTGCGTTAAACACCGTTGGAAAGGCGGCTGGACAGGCGGCAGAAACAACGCTGTCAATTCAGGGGTCAATATGATTACAGGTCATACCCATGTACTCAGTGCTATACCTTTTAACGATTACAACGGTACACGCTGGGGCGTTCAAACAGGAACACTAGCTGACCCTAACGGACAACAGTTTAGCTACACAGAGGACACACCAAAGGACTGGAATAGCGGCTTTGTAATGCTTTCATTTGAGCGCAGTAAATTGCTTCAACCTGAAATGATTAGAGTTTGGGGTGAGGATGAGGTTGAGTTTCGTGGAAAGATTCATCAAGTATGAAATTAACACCAGCAATCTTACAAAACTTATATTCTGCAATCTATTGTATGCAGCCTTTTGCTCGTTGGAATATGCCGATACCAGAAGAAATAGAATTTATTGTAGATAAAGACCCAAGCGTCATGGGTTCATACACTTACGATACAGGCGAAGATTTCGAACACATCATTACTATTTCGTCTGCTCGTTGCGGTCATCTTGACACGGTGATTCGTGTTTTGTGCCATGAATGTATCCACATGAGCCGTCACACAACAAACAAGTGGACTCACCACGATAAGGAGTTTCGTAATAGAGCGCTCCGTATCTCGTCTGAGTTGGGGTTTGACCCCCTAGAATTGTAGGCTTATCCATACGGCTAGTATAGGTAGTAATATAACTAACACACCAAAAGCTAACAAAATATCATTCACTCATTGACCTTTCCAAGTCTTTTATTGACTTGCTCCAAGAGCCACGCCTGGGTAACTCCCCATTTACTTTCAAAACCTTTTGCACCCAATCCGTGAACACCAGTGTTTCCACGATGGTGTTCTGGGCATAGTGGGATGCAAGGGGATGTAGACCGTTTACCTCCATACCTGCGGATATGATGGAGTTCTGACGGAGTACCTTCAAACCCAAGGATGGTGGAACAGAGAATACATCCGAGTTCGGCAATCTTGTTAAGAGCGTTCTTTTCATCTTTAGTCATCTATTAGGTCGTACCACAATTTATAAAATTGCTTAAACTCTTCAAAGTCTTTACCTTTTTTAAAGGGTTTACCCTTACTATCAAGCAACCAGTAATGGTCTAAATTAACACCGTTATCAGTATCGCCCACCATAATAATGACTGAAAACTTAGGTGTTTGAGCCAATGCTTGCAACATACGCTGCTGACCTAAACTCACTTCTTCGCCTGGGCGTTTCCATTCCATTACTAGAAAGTAACCTTTACGCTCCGCAATACCATCTAAATCGCATGGTACAAAGTTAGGGTTTGATTCAATAACGCCCTTGAAATCTCCATAGTCTTTGTGTGTAGCATACACATTACGCATTATTTGAGCCATTGTTGCCTTACTTGGTCATAGGTAGAAAACTCTAACTTAATGGTTTCTTCTGCTAGGTCATTGGCTATCAACGTAGCTTTTTCGTATTCTTTTTTAAGCGTAGCTTTGTGATAACACTTCAATAACTGTTGTATCCGCAAATAGTTTTCAGAGTAGTCAGTCATCTAGTCAGTCTTTCTATGTTTCTATTAGTTGCTTGTTCTGTACGCCAAGCCTCAAACTCCATTTGGGCTTGTGCTACCTCTAGTTTTAATAAAGTCTTGTTTGCAGTTGCTATGTCAATTTGTGCGCAATATTCTGCATATTCGTCAGAGGCGTAGGCTTCACGCTCCTGTGCTCCCAATGCATTTTCATTGGACTTTTTCATCATAATTGCAACAATGGCTTTTTTCTTTGCATCCAAGCCAGCGACTAAACCTTCTGCTTTGGCATACTGATTTTTAATGCGCTCAAGAGTGTCAAAAGCGTTATGTGGGCTAAATTCTTTCATAATTGTCAATCCTTTCTCCAATCCAACGCATTACTGGTACTGCCATAGAGTTGCCTAATGCTTTATATCTTGCACCACTAGGGCAACTTTCTTTAACGTTTGTGTAATTATCAGGAAATCCTTGCAGGCGTTCACATTCAACTTCTGTAAGTCTGCGGACTGCCATGTTTTGCATCAATCCACCAACATGGTCAATATCTGTTCCATTTCTTATGGTTTGGCTTGTATTGTTGTTTGTAGTTAAGTTATACATATCAACTGCTACTGCATGAACATCAGTTTTTGTCAATGTATACATAGTGTTACTATCAGAAACACCAACACCATTTGGGCCGCCAGCATCACGCCCAATTAAATTACCTTGCATTGCAAATGGTATATTTCCACCACCTGTTCCCCAGCTACTTGTGACTGTTTGACAAACATTTCCCATTTCTTTTACTCTACTATCTGATGGATGGTTTTCGTAAACTTTATGAGCTACAAATAAGCCACACTCATTTCCTGATGGGCCTCCACTCCCCTTAGCCCATTTACTTGTTACGGTGTCGGCACACTCTCCATCTGAGCCACCATATGCAATGCTTCTTTTAATTGAGCTGGTAATTTTTTCTTTCTTTCCTCTGCTCTCCTGATTATTCCCTGACAGGCTTTCGGACTCAAATAATACTTTTGCGGCAGATTCCCAATTTCCAAGACATCCGACAACAAACACTCTTCTGCGTCTTTGTGCGACTCCGAAGTTTTGAGCATCAAGCACCCTGTAGGCCCACCCATAGCCGAGTTCGCCCAACGCCCCAAGGAAGGCTCCAAAATCCCTTCCTTTGCCTGAACTGAGGACACCTGGCACATTTTCCCATATGCACCACTTGGGTCTAAACTTGTCAAGAATTCCCACATAGGTGAGGGCAAGGTTTCCTCTTGGGTCTTCAAGCCCTTTTCTAAGTCCTGCAACGGAAAAAGATTGGCAAGGTGTTCCTCCG